TAAATGTATTAGATGCAGAACAAAGAGCTAATCAAGCTTTAGAAAATAAAATAAATTTAGAGATTGAAGAAAAAAGAGTTATATTTGATAGGTTAAAAGAGTCTAATAAGCAAAAAGATAGTTATTATGAATGGTATTTAAAAGAGATTGATAAAAAAAATAAGACTGAAAATAAGTTGATTATTGGATTAACTCTTTCAATGTTTGTGATTACTGCACTTGTTATAACTTTAATTAAAGGATTGTAAAATGGTATATTTAGTGATTAACAATAAAATAAAATTTGACATCAGTAACTTAAACGCTAAAGAGCTTTTAAAAGTTACTGAGGGATTAAAAGGTTATGATTTAAGGCTATTGAGATTTAACTAATAACCTTGTCAAATAGTGCTTTTTCTGCTTTTCTTCGTTTAGTTAAGCCATTAAGCACTATTCCTTTTGATTTATCCCATCTTAAGAGTTGCATTGAAGCTTCTTTATAGTTTCCTTGATTTAACCATCTTAAAAGAGTAGAACTATTAAAGTTACCATTTCCAATATTGTAAGCAAAAGATACTAAAGCATCGAATTGATTTTGATTTAATGGAACTTTTACAACTTTGTTAATGTTACTTCCAAAATCTTTATTAGCTATATATTCCAATATTTCAAAAGCTTTTTCTTCTGTTATTTCTTTATCTTGTAAAGTAACTTTTTTACCATCTGGATAATATGTTGAACCAAATCCAATAGTTGCTTTTTGACTAGGGCATAGATAAGGTTTTGATTTAAAAGATTCAAACTCTTTTATTAAGTCTAATCCATTTTTTGAAACTATCATTTATTTTCCTTTATTTAATTGATTTATTCATTTTTTTCTCCTAACTGTCAATTAATGCACATCTAACGAATGCAGTCGATGAGTGCAATAATATATAATAAAAATCAACTCCATCAGGTGTAGTTATTACACAGCTTTTATCTCCAACTACAGCAGTAGAAGTAGGATAAAGCCATTGATTTAATTTAGGCAACATAGTGTTTCTATATGGAACACCCTCATAAATTCTCATTGTTGAATCTTTTTGAATTAGTAAAGTTGCTTGTTTTCCGTTTATATCTCTTGTAGCAACCATTGTTCCAGTTGTAAATGTTTCTGAACTCGGATAATATGTTTCAGTTGTCCAGTTATTTGCAACTAAATCATAAATATAAACAGCATTAGTTGCACCACCCCTTAAACACCAAAGTTTATCAGCAGAAAAAGCAGGTAGCCATTTTAAAGCACAACCAGCACCAGCAGTACCAGTTAATGCAGCCATTGCAGGATTACCACTATTTGCTGATGTAGTTGCCCAAGCATTAGCACCGATATTGTATCTATACATTGTAGTAGCATTGTTTCCGATTAGATACATATTCCCATAATAACCAGCAGTTGAAGCACTTGAGATACCAACTCTTAACGCACTTACTGTTAATGATGTGGCATTTAATGCAGCAGATGCAGTTAATACTGCCCATTGTTCTACTTTTATTTTATTAGCTGTAGTTACACCTTTTAATAATGGATAAACACTTAAACTTGTTGCACCTGCTAAACTATCAGCACTTAAGCAAATCTCATATCCATTATCTAAGTTTAAAACTGTTCCTGCTTTCATTGGTTGAGTTGCACCACTTACAGATAAAGTTGTAGCACCTTTTGAAGCATTTGCACCTATAGTTATATCATAAGCACCAAATCTTAAACAAGTTCCAACCGCTAATGCTTCACTTAATGCGTTTACTGATATTGTAGTAGCACCAGCAGTAGCTAATGCACTTGCTGTTATTGTTCTTGTAACTCCCGAATGATAAGCAGTTTCGAAATTGTTTCTACCTACAGATGGATACATTAAATAACAATCAGTAGCAAAATTTGCTGGTACATTTGTTGTCCCTAGGTTAGCACTCCAAGTATTAGTTGCAATATCATATTTATAAAAATAACAAGTTGTACCATTTCCAACAAATAAATAAACAGAACCAAAAACTTGACCAGAAAATTGACCTCCTACTGATTTAGTAAATACCATATTTGCTACTGTTCCAGTTTGTGTTGCTGGTGTTGCTAGTTGTTGCCAAGAATCTGCGAATGTATCATATCTCCAAAATTGAGCAGCAGTTGTTGAAGTTTGAAAGTATGAATAAATAAACCTTAACCCATCATCTACTATATTACTTCCAGATATTCCAGTTGCGGGTGCAAAAGATAACTGTTCCCACATTGGTCTGTCAAGTATAAGCTTATTATTATTAGTCATTTAATACCTCTTGTATATCATTTTCATTAATTATGAACATTGTATCATATAAATAAAGTACATTGTTATCATCAATATTAACCACTCTATCTATTGTCATTTTGCTTTCTAAATCTTCATTATCAGTTACTTTTAGAATGATATTACGCAAAGTTTCTCCTATTGGTTGAACTAAACATAATCGCACTATTTTGCATAATTGCAGATGTTCTTCCACTATCTCCAATACACCCGTTTGATTGTGACACTGTTCCAACTGTTCCAACTGTTGTTACTGTTCCTGAACTTATACCAACATTTCCACCTACTCTTAATTGTCCAGTTGTATCAAAAGTAAATCTACTAATTACATTTTTTAAAGCTTTTATTGTAGAATCTAAGCCTAAATCACCAAATAAATTTTTTACCATTTTAATCTCCTATTACTAAATTAAAAGTTATATCGCCATTTGTTGTGTCTAACCATAATGCTTTATTTCCAGTTGCTACACTAGGCTCTACATCTTGAATAAAAACATTTTGAACGCCACTCCCGCCACTACTATTTGATTCAACTTCTTTAAATTTTGCACCAACCGCAGCTGCAAAATCACTTAATCGTTGTTCTAATTCCATAATTACACCAATGCAGCATTAAAAACCGCAACTAAGTCTGTATCAGGATTACCAATGCCAATATTTGTACACGCTTGTAATTTTTCAGGTGTTGTTAATGTTTGAACATCATCAAATCTTACTCTTTTTGTAACAGCAGTTGATAGACTTACTCCGAGTGTTTCGTCTGATTCTACATAAGTTGCAATTTCTTTTAAAGTATTTAAAGCTTCAGGTACGCCTACACCCATAATTTCAGTTTTAAGAGAATCTATCGCAGTTGTAATATCTGATTGTGTTGCCTTACTTGAAGCTAATGTAAAAATTTCATTTAATGCACCAACTAAATTACTTTTTTGAGTTGTACTTAGTGATGATAAATCGCCTTTTGCAGTTTTTAAAGCTTTTATATCTGCTCCAATAGCTTGTATTACTGAACTTAACCTTTGTTCTAAAGTTGCCATATTTATTCCTTATTTAGTATGTATATCGCTTGTAAATCTGTATTTAATGTACTTGTATCAATTTCAATACGACTTGCAAAATCTTGTTTTTGCTCTTCTGTTAAATCTGAATAAGCAAAAGTATCGCCCTTGTCTCCTTTTGCACCTCTAATCCCTTGTATTCCTACATCAATTATGCTCATTGATATTGCGGTTTCTTCTGCAATAGATAATATTTCAGTGTCGGGCTTAATTATAGTTATTGAAACTATTTGATTATCTACATTGATAAAATCAGACATTTATAGCCTTACTACTACTTTTAAAATAAAAGATTTTGAAGACCTTTTAAAACCCAAAGGGTCGGTGAATTCAATATCAACATCATAAGCTCCAATTTTAAAAGCAGTAGTATCTTTTATAACAATAGAAAATATACCAGATGTTTCATCTACTGTTAAGTAACTATTTGGGTCGCTTTCAGTCGATAAAATGTTAAATAAAACTTCTTTATTTATTTGATTTATTGCATCTATGTCAATAATAACTCCAGTTAAATCAACAGGAGTTATACCATCACTTTGTTTATAATTAATTTGCCAAGTGATACTATCTCCTATTTTATGCACTATTATGTTACTCATTCTGATTTACCTTTTTTTGTTCTTCCTACTGACTCAATCATCCCTGAACCGAAATAAAAGGCAACAATTGTTATCATTATTTCCCCCAGCCACATTTCATTCGCGAATTTCAATGATTCTCTTACATTTTCCATATTTACCCATCCATACAATGACCCTAAAATTCCATTCATCATAATAAATAAATAAACAAAAGTAAACATCAAAGCTAAGTACCTTTGAGCTAATTTAAAAGGTGCATAAGCATTTAAAAGAGTAGCTTTTGCATTTGTTTTTGCTTCAATGATTTTTACTTCAT